ATCAAACCCTGTGTCGCTGTTGGATCGCGCCAAACCTAAGCCTCGCAAAGTCAAGTGGACTACACCTCAAGTCAAACAGTTCCTTGACACAGCGTACAGTAATTGGGAGTGGCGTAGCATTGGCTTAATTGTACACATGGCGTTCCATTGGGCGCAGCGTATAGGTGACATGCGTTTACTTGAGTGGAAAGCATTAGACCTAGACAAAGGTGTGCTAGACCTAGAGCAAAGCAAGCGTGGTGCAGATGTTCACTTGCCTATACAGGGTGGGTTGTTGCCTATGCTACAACAGCAGAAGGAAGACTTTGGGTTCCTACCTTACGTAGCACCTAGAGTTAGGGCTAGGGCTGGCGTATATACGCCCTACGATGATGTTGAGATTTGTGGTTTAGTTAACAGTGTTAAAGAGGCTGCAGGTTTACCTAGTGAGTTGACAGCTATGGACTTAAGGCGTACAGCTATTACACAGATGGTTGAGAAGGGCGTTGATGTTGTGGGTATCATGCAGGTAAGTGGACACAGCACACCACAAAGCGTTGCGCCTTACTTGGTTAATACATTGGCAGGTGCTACTGAGGCACTGTCTAACAGAGAGGATGACTTGATATGATGAGATACTATGTAGAACTACGGATGAAACCTGATGATCCTATTTACCCTAATGTTTCTTTTTACGTAAAAGGATGGTCAATAGAGCAGGTAAGGGATATGTTTTGTGAAGAAGATATAGTTGCAGTAGACCAGACAGATTGAGGCTAATATGATGCATAAGTACATAGAAGACTTAGACTTAAGTGAGGGTGACACTGTAAGAGGTGATTGCCCTGATTGTGGTGGTAAGAATACCTTCACTGCTAACAAGTCAGGCGGTGCTGTCCTGTATAACTGCTACAAGCTAGGCTGTAAGATCAGTGGTGTTCACACTGTAGGTATGACTGCTGCTGACATACAAGCTAGGATGCAGGAAGTAGAACAAGATAAACCTAAACCAAAGGTAGAGATTATGGAATTACCTGAGTACGTTGTGCGGAGTGGCAGTGGGCTTGATGCATTCAGAGACAAGTGGGACTTATGGGATCAGGGCTTGATGTATGACCTCAAGGACAGACGCGCAGTGTTCCCTATCTTTATAGACAATGTTCTAATTGATGCTGTAGGTAGGGCTTTAGCTGGTGCAGAGCCTAAGTGGTTGCGCTACACTGGCAAGGCTAACTACTTCATTGCTGGTACAGGTAAGACTGTAGTTGTAGTTGAGGACGTTATCAGTGCTATCACTGTAGCCAAGCTTGGCTTTACTGGTATGGCTATCCTTGGTACATCTTTGAGTGTTGCACATATGGAACAGTTGGGTAACTATTCTCAGGTTATCGTAGCGTTAGACCCTGATGCTGCACACAAGACCTTGCGTTTCAGACAAGAGATAGAGGCGTGGACAGGTACATCCACTATTGCATTAAGGCTTGACGATGACATAAAGTATCGGGTAGAATCGGATATTGAGCAGTTGAAGGAGTTCCTATGACATGGATAAAAAGAGAAGACCTAATCCTATGGCTAAGGATTTGATGAACCCCAAGTATAGACCTAGAGTTATACCTGACAAGAAACGTCCTGCCATTCGCAAGAAGAAGCACAAAGGAGATAAGGAAGATGAAAGCTAGAGAGGAATTACTTAGAGAGATTGGTGAGTTGAAGAAACGCATTGAACAACTAGAAGCACAGCTAAAACTTTGGAAAGGTACAGCACCGTGAATAACTATGTATATACAGCCATTGGACTTGTAGTATTCTACATTGGCCTCAAGATGTTTAGCGGTGGCATGAAAAGTATGGGTAACATAGACCACTTGACTTGGTTCTTGGGCAACCCTATCTATATGTTCTTTGGGTCAATCGTTATGACACTGGCGTGGCAGAGTAGTAGCCTATCCACTACGGCTATCATTGCCTTGGTTGCGTCAGGTGTGCTACCCTTACCTGCTGCTGTGGCTGCTGTACTAGGGGCTAACATAGGTACAACAGGTACGATCTGGCTGGCTGGACTGTTAGTGTCTGACGGTATGCCAAGGGGTGACACCTTGCGTATTGCCTTGGTGCATACTGGTGTTAATCTTTTGATGGCGATAAGTCTGTTGCCATTTGTACATCACATAGCTAAGTACGTGGGGAGAGTAGGTTAATGATTGATGAAAATACAGATAATGTAGTTACTGCAGATATTGACACTGTAAACAAATGGATAGAAAAAGAAATACCTTTAGCTGAAGCTGAAGCTATAAGAAAATATGATAAAGATTATTCTGATGGTGCGGCTCAGAGAGAGTTAAGGAGGCTAAAGATAATGAAACAAATATTGGACGCAGGTATTGACTACGTTACATTGGGTAATGGCTGCGTATATATACAAGAGGGTGACAAAACTTTTAGATACTATTTGTTGACAGGCAAATGGAGTTCTAAAATAAATCCAGACGGGGGAAGGGTTTCTTGGCGGTCTGTTAAAGTTTACCTGTCTAAGTCTGCTACGCACTTCGTTGAAAACTACGTAAAGGATAAATAAGATGATTGATGTAACATACATAGACCACATGGGCAGTGACCTGAGTGTAGTTAATGCAGCACGTGTTAGCTTTGGTAAGAAGAGTGAGGCACTTGGTACATCAAGCATAGTGGGTGAGCCTATGACCCCTATACTCAATGACCCTGATAAGAGGTTAATCAAGTACCTAGCCAAGCATAAGCACATGTCACCTTTCGGTCATGCCTTTGCATCCTTCCACGTCAAGGCACCTGTCTTTGTAGCTAGGCAGTTGGTCAAGCATAAATTTTTACGGTGGAATGAGATAAGCCGTAGGTATGTCGATGATGAACCTGAGTTCTATATGCCTGATGCGTGGCGTGGTCGTAGTGTTGACAAGAAGCAGGGTAGTGAAGGAATTGTATCAACGAACCAGCGGATAATGGCAGCTTCATCAAAGGCAAACATGTGGGCGTTGAGAAATTATCAAGGTCTATTAAACCAAGGGGTAGCACCAGAGCAAGCACGTATGGTGTTGCCACAAAGCACCATGACAGAATGGTATTGGTCAGGTAGCCTTGACGCCTTTGCAGATATGTGTAGGTTAAGAATTACACCAGATACTCAATACGAAAGTAAGCAGGTAGCCCTTGGTGTGGATAAAGAAATGTTAAAACTATTCCCTGTATCATGGAAAGCACTTGAAGAATAAGATGATAAATGACATCACTGTATTAGTTAAGGGGCAATACTTGCCAGTACTAACACCCTAGTAGTAGTAGGAGAGGATAAATGACAAACCCTAATGATCAAAGCTCTAACCAACAAATGACCAAGCGTATACCCATGAAGGGCGGGGATGAGTACGATGGGCTTACCAAAGCACGTAAGTTTTATCTATGGAAAAAAGGCCAGTTAAAGAAGATTAAACGTGCCTACAATAAAAGGTTTCGTAAGTATAACAAGGAGATAAAAGATGTGTGACTATGTCAACAAAGAAATTAAAATTATAGAAGTAGAGGAGCATGAGGATGGTAGTGCTACCTTACAAGTAGAGTGTGACCCTGAGACATTCGCAGCTATATTTAACGTAGGCTTTGTATCGTTAATACGTAAAGGACTAGAGTCAGAAAACAAGGATGAACTATAATGATGGAACTGTCTCTAATTAGAACCCTACACGATCAGGAGTTCTATGAAGATCACAAGGGTATCAAATGCCCTGACAAGTTGTTCACTAAAGATGTACGCAAGATCAAGCGTGTGTTGGATAACGCTATGGAAAAGTATGACTGTAATATATCTACTTCTGAGTTAGAGGCTTTGTTCTTCTCTGAGTACAGTACCATGACCACAGCTAACAAAGTTTTGTATGAGGGTCTGTTTGCCAAGCTACGCAAAGAGGTTCCTATGTCTAGGGACGTAGCCTCTGATGTACTGTCTAGGATGTTTAGGCAGCACGTAGGGGAGCAAGTAGCTAACTTAGGGTTTGACTACGTTAACGGTAAGCTTACGTCCCTTGAGCCACTACGCCAAGTGCTAGAGGCACATGAGGATAACTTCATGCCTAACATGAATGTTGAGTGGGCTGACATTGATATAGACACCATCCTTGAGGCGGGTACTAAGCAGTCACAGTGGAAGTGGAACATACCTAGCCTCGCCGGGCGCATAGAAGGAATTAGTAGTGGTCACTTTATCATTGTGGGTGCTAGACCCAACACAGGTAAGACAAGCTTCCATGCGTCTACTATTGCCTCACCTAAAGGCTTTGCAGAGCAAGGTGCTAAGTGTATGGTACTGTGTAACGAGGAAGAGTATGTACGTGTAGCTGAACGCTACCTGTGCGCTGCTGCTAGTATGGATACAGACGAGATTAAGTCTAACTATGCGTTAGCTGCTGCAAGGTACAAGAAGGTGCGTGATCAGATTAGTATGTTTGACAGTACAGGTAAAGATTTAGGGTGGGTAGAGAACATTATTAAACACAGCAAGCCTGACATAGTTGTGCTTGATATGGGTGATAAGTTTGCCTTAAAGACTAGCGACAAGTCAGATGTGTACCTCAAGGCTGCTGCTATCCACGCTAGGAACATAGCTAAGAAGTATGACTGTGCTATTATATGGATGAGCCAGTTGTCGGCTGATGCACAAGATAAAGTTTACTTAGATCAATCCATGTTAGAGGGGAGTAAGACAGGCAAGGCAGCAGAGGCAGACCTGATGCTGTTGATTGCTAAGAACCAAGTTACTGAGGGTGATGATGAAGACAATCAACGTCACATTAACGTAGCTAAGAACAAGCTAAAGGGTGGATGGCATGGGGTTGTCCATTGTGAATTAGACGGGGGTAGGTCGCAGTACCTAGCCTGATGAAAGGAATACAATGAGATTTGTATTAGATGTAGAAAACACAACAAAGAAACGTAATGGCAAGCTAATGCTTGACCCTTGGGAAGAGGGTAACTTCCTAGTTAACGTAGGGGTGCGTGACGTTGACGATGGCACAGAGGCTTTGACGTTTGACTTACAGCACAAGGAATACGTTGACCAGACAGGTGTTGAGTCCAAGCGTATCCAAAAGATACTAGACCACACTACCCTGCTGATTATGCACAACGCACAGCACGACTTGGCTTGGCTTTGGGAGTGTGGCTTTAAGTACGATGGGCCTATATGGGATACCATGTTAGCTGAGAGTATTTTACTCAGAGGAAACAACCTAGAAATCTCACCGAAAGGTGTAGCTAAAAAGATTTCTTTGTCTCTTGAGAATACTGCCATCCGTAGGAACCTAGACTTTAAAAAGGATGACACCCTCAAGCGTTACTTTAAAGATGGGTACAACACTGATGAGATACCATTATCAGAATTGACTTTTTATCTTGAGGCTGATTGTAACACCACGGCTTCTCTGTTTCACTCTCAGGTTGCAGACTTCATGCTTCCTGAGTCACAAAGTCTTATCAAAGTGAGAGACATTACGTTTGAGGTATGTAAGCTTCTTACACGTATGAAAGCTGACGGTATGAAGGTAGACCGTGAAGCTTTAAATGCAGTGCGTAAAGAGTTTGAAGATGAGCGTGGCACTATACAATCCCGTCTACAGATGCAAGTGCGTGATGTTATGGGTGACACACCAGTTAACTTAAATAGTCCAGAGCAAATGTCTCAGGTTATCTTTAGCCGTAAGCCTCACTCCAAGGATGATTGGCCTAACTTATTTGACAACTGTAAGAATCTGGCAGACTTAAAGAAGATTGTAAATGATAACAGTGACCTTTTGTATCGTACTGAGGCGTTCACTTGCCCGACTTGTGAAGGCAGTGCAGAAACGTATAAAGTAAAGAAGGATGGCAGTAGGTATGCAAGACCTAACAAATGTAAGGACTGTGACGCCAGAGGCTACCAACTCAAGAAGCAAGATAGAATGGCTGGCTTTGGTTTCTTCCCACCTAGCGCATCTTGGGTTAGTGCTAGTGGTTTTTCTACAAGCAAGGATGTACTAGACGTACTCAGAGCTACAGCTATGGACAACAACATGGATGTAGCTGTTACGTTCCTTGAGGATTTGAAACGGTTGAACGCTGTGTCTAGCTACCTGTCTAGCTTTGTTGAGGGCATAGATACGTTTACCAAGCAGAACGATGTACTGCACGTATCACTGACGCAGCACATTACGTCTACTGGTAGGTTTAGTGGGCGTGAGCCTAACATGCAGAACATGCCTAGAGGTGGTACGTTCCCTGTTAAGCGTGTCTTTGTTTCGCGTTGGTCTGGTGGTAAGATTATGGAAGCAGACTTTGCACAGCTAGAGTTTAGGGCTGCTGCATTCTTGTCACAGGATGAGACAGCTATGGAAGAGATTAACACAGGGTTTGACGTACACTCTTACACTGCACAGATTATCTCTGATGCTGGTCAACCTACTGCTAGACAAGCTGCCAAGGAACATACCTTTGCCCCTCTCTTTGGCGCGACAGGGTATGGCAGAACTAAAGCGGAAGCTGCATACTACACGCACTTCATTGACAAGTACAAAGGTATAGCTAAGTGGCACAAGAAGCTAGGTGATGAGGCTATACGGTTTCAGAAGATAACCAATGTATCAGGTAGACAGTATGCATTTCCCGGCACGACTAGAAGGGAAAACAATACACCTACCAACTTCACTAGGATTAAGAATTACCCTGTCCAAGGTTTTGCTACTGGTGATGTTGTGCCTGTTGTGTTGCTTGAGATTGACAAGAGGCTTAAGAGTATGCGCTCTTGCATAGTTAATAGTGTCCATGACTCAGCGGTCATTGACATACACCCTGATGAACAAAAGGAGGTAATCAATGTCATTAACGATGTTAACGACAGTCTTAATAGTATCATTGATAATTACTACGGCATAAAGATGAACGTACCACTACTTTTAGAAGCCAAGATTGGGCCGAATTGGCTTGACACTAAAGATGTGATATGATATAACTGCGGTTCTAAATTAAGCTCAGAAAGGATATATATAATGAGCAATGAGTTGAGTACAATGATGGCAGGGTCAGACCTTGCTGCAGCTATGGGATTCAGTGCAGACAATGCAGAGGTATCGGCTGGCCCAAACCTTGCACGTTTAGCACAGGTACAGGCTCCTATTATGCGTGAACAAGTAGATGAGGATGGTGAACTAGAAGAGAAGGTAGTTGTACCCTTGGGTGCTTACAAACTGACTGATGCAGAAGGTAACACCGTGTATAGCCGTAGTGCTACTATTCGTTTGTTTGCACAGCGTCAGCAGTGGACACAGTGGGATAGCGACAGCAACACCATGAACAAGACTGTCATGGCTACTGTGCTTAAAGGTGATCTTAAAGACACCAAAGGTACGTTTAACCTTGGTCGGCCTAGTAAGTACGTTAAAGATTGGGAAGCTTTAGATGAAGATACTAAAGCAATCATTCGTAGCGTTAAGAATACCAAGGTTTTGTTTGGTAAAGTTAAACTAGGGAAAGTCATTGACGATAATGGTGTGGCTGTAGCAGGTTACGACTCAGAGGTTGACTTTACAATGGACGTAAAGAATGCAGACAGTAAACGCTCTTTAGATGCTGCACTTAAAGATATTGTGTCTAAGAAGCTTCTTCCGATTGAGCATACTATTTCTTTGTCTTCTCAGAAAGAGACCCTGCCTACGGGTAACAAGTATGCTACTATGGTTGCTACCTTGGGTTCCAAAACTAAAATGGTTCCAGAGGATCACGCTACAGTACAGGCTTTCGTTGACTACATTGATTACGGTAACGAGTATGTGCTTAGTAAGTGGAAGTCTTTACGTAAGCCTGATGTACAGGTAGACCCTGCTACACTTGACGCTATCGTGCAAGTAGAAGAAATCCCGTTCTAGGATGGACTACGAACACGCTGCTGAAACTCCTGTACGGATACTCATGCGTGACGCTACTTTAGGTACTGCAGAAATGTCAGAGGCGGTGATTAATTCCGTTGCCTCTGATGTATCAGCGGGACTAGACAAGCAGTTTAACGGTGGGCCAAGGGATGCGTTCAGACTTAGAATGTCCAACATAGGACGCCCTAAGTGTCAACTCTGGTTTGAAAAGAATATGCCTTACGTTAAGGAAGACTTACCAGAACAATTTATGATGAACATGATGCTAGGTGATATAGTTGAGGCTGTATTTAAAGGCATCTTAAGTGCAGCAGGGGTTAAGTTTCAAGACAACACCAATGTAACACTAGACTTAGGCGGGGGAAGAAAGCCTATAAAAGGGGAGTATGACTTATTGTTAGGGGATAGAATAGATGACATAAAGAGTGCGTCTGACTACTCCTACAAGAATAAGTTCGTAGACCTTGAGACATTACAGGCTGACGATCCTTTTGGCTATGTAGCACAGCTTGTAGGCTACGCTACAGCAGCAGGTAAGAAGGTTGGTGGCTGGTGGGTAGTCAATAAGAACAATGGACACCACAAGTATGTCTCAGCTAAGGACGTTGACGTTGATGCTGTACTGGATAAGATACGGGAAACGTATGACTACTTAGAGAACGATGAGTCTTTTGAGCGTATGTTTACAGATGTGCCTGAGACTTACCGCAAGAAACCATCAGGTAATAGAATACTGTGCAGACAGTGTAATTTCTGTTCATTTAAGTCTGCATGTTGGCCTGAGTACAAAGAACTGCCTTCTAGGACTTATCAAGGCAAACTAACACCACCTAACGTGGCTTATACTAAACTAAAAGAGGAAAATACAAATGCCTAAAGTAACATTAGACAATGTTGAATATGACTCTGATAATTGGAGTGATTCACAATTAAAATTGTTAGCAGAACTACAGTTTAGCTCAACGATAAAACGTCAGCTAGATTTTCAAATGGTTTGTAACTCTTTAATGGCTCATACTTTAATGGAGCGTTTTAAGGAGACATTAGAAGAAGACGATGCCTAAACCTAAGAGGCGTCACCTTAAAGCCAAGTACAGGAGTGGTCTTGAAAAACAGACTGCTCTTGTTCTGTCTGAGTGCCAGAAAAAAGTAAGGTATGAGTTACTTAAAATAGAATGGGAGGACTTACGTTACCGTACTTACACGCCTGACTTTCAGCTAGACAATGGTATCTTTATTGAGACCAAAGGTATCTTTGATAGCGAGGACAGACGCAAGCATATAGAAGTAAGAAGGCAACACCCTGAGTTAGATATAAGGTTTGTATTCAGTAACGCTAAAGCAAAGCTATACAAGGGGGCTAAGAGTAGATACTGTGATTGGTGCGAGAAAAATGACTTCTTATACTCGCACAGGCTAATACCTCAAGAGTGGTTGACAATGCCGGGAAAGTGTGTTACACAGACTAAGATACCACTTAAAACAAAAAGGAAGACTTGATGCCATACGTACTAGAAGATGATGAGATTGCAATACTAATCAAGCCTATGGGTGATGGGCAGATTGGTACTTGTATATGTAAGAGTGATGATCATGAATTGTCTGATGAACAACTAACAGAAGCTATGGGTGTGGGCCTAGCTATGATTGGTTTGTTTGAGTTACTTAATGATGATCATGACGGCATCTATGAGGAAGTTAAGACTGCCTTAGAGGATAAAGTAGAACGTCTACTAGCAGACAATCAAGTTCCACAAGATGATAAACTAGAGCCTACATATACAGCAGAGGGTAACGTACTACGGCTCAATGCATTTACTAGAACTAAGGGTAGTTGCTAATATGGCTAAGTGGAAAGAAATGACTATGCCCTTTGAAGTAGACATGGTAGACAAACCACCTCACTACAACACAGCTAACATTGAGTGTATAGATGCAATGAAAGCTATGTCAGAGGGTGCTGATGTATCACCTCATGAGGCGTACTGTTGGCAGAACTCATTTAAGTATATGTGGAGGTGGCCTTACAAGAACGGTGTAGAAGACTTAAAGAAAGCACGATGGTACTTAGACCGCCTAATAGAAGAGGTTGAGAGTAATGAAGGCTGAGAAGTTCAGTGTTACTTTTGTTTTAGCAGTTGACAAGTCAAACAACATACTGTCTTCTCACCCTATGTACTATGAAGAAGACATAAAGGACTTGATAGAGCGTGTTATCTATGATATAGATGACGTAGAAATATCCAACATAAACGTAAAGGATCAGGGATGATTACACAACAAGAAATAGATGACTTTGCTGAGTACGACAGAGAGGATATGATTAATAACCTCAAAGAGTGTACGCCCCTTGATATGGTCAAAGAGTTTGCTACAGCAATGGATCACCCTCTTGATGAGAAGTACGGCTACAGTAGAAAGCTAGAAGGTCTGCGTTGGTTACTTCTCAAAGAGGAGTATAGTGAAGTGCGTGATGCAGATGGCCCACAAGAGTTACTTAAAGAGTTAGCTGACTTAGTGTACGTTACGTATGGCTATGCAGCTACTTATGGGTGGGACTTAGATGAAGCTTTCCGTAGGGTACACGCATCTAATATGTCTAAGCTAGGCCCAAGAGGTAAGCCACTTAAACGCCCTGATGGTAAAGTATTGAAGGGGTCAAACTACTGGAAGCCTGACCTGTCTGATCTTGTCTAAGATACAGAGCAGAATGGTTGAACTGCTTAAACCAATAGAACAACAAATAATGATGTGTGATACCAGAGAAGAGACCCTTATGTTAGCTTGTGCTATGCTACACAAGGCTCAAGTAATACTGGAAGCACACATAGGAGAAAGAGGACGTAAAGAAATCTTCACGTTCCCCAAGGAGAGTAAAAGATGAATAACAATTACCTACCCAGTGACTACCAGACCTTCATTGCAACCAGCCGCTATGCACGTTGGCTTGAAGGCGAAGGCCGCCGTGAAACATGGGGTGAAACTGTAGAGCGTTACTTGCAGAACATAGCTAAGACATGGCTCAAGCCTGTTGACCTAGATGAAATGCGTGACGCTATTCTTAGCCTTGAGGTTATGCCTAGTATGAGGTCACTCATGACTGCAGGAAAAGCGGCAGATCGTGACAATACCTGTATGTATAACTGTAGCTACCTACCCGTAGATGACCCTAAGTCTTTTGATGAGGCTATGTTCATCCTCCTTTGCGGGACGGGGGTTGGTTTCAGTGTTGAGCGTCAGTTCATCGCTAAACTCCCTGATGTTCCTAGTCTTTTCCAAAGCGATACGACTGTTGTCATCAAGGACAGCAAGGAAGGATGGGCTAAAGGTCTCAGACAAGTGTTGGCACTCCTATGGGCTGGTGAAATTCCTAAGTGGGATATTAGCAGAGTTCGCCCTGCAGGGGCAAGGCTAAAAACGTTTGGTGGTCGGGCTAGTGGTCCTGCTCCTTTGGTTGACTTGTTTAACTTTGCGGTTACAACATTCAAGGGCGCACAAGGGCGTAGGTTGTCTAGCCTTGAGTGTCATGACTTAATGTGTAAGATTGGTGAAGTTGTGGTTGTAGGTGGTGTTAGACGTAGTGCTATGATCAGCTTGTCTAACCTTTCAGATGACCGTATGCGCCACGCCAAGTCAGGTGCATGGTGGGAGAACGCAAGTCATAGAGCCTTGGCAAACAACTCAGTATCTTATTCAGAGAAACCTGACAGTATGTCATTCATGCGTGAATGGACTGCACTAATGGAGAGTGGTAGTGGAGAACGAGGAATATTCAACAGAGAGGCATCAGTTAAACAAGCTGCAAAAAATGGCCGTAGGGAGTCTTGCTATGAGTTCGGGACAAACCCATGTTCGGAAATCATTCTTAGGCCGAATCAGTTCTGTAATCTTACGGAAGTTGTCATCCGTGCTAACGATAGTCTGGAAGACCTTACAAGAAAAGTCCGTCTTGCAACTATACTTGGAACCATTCAGTCAACATACACTAAGTTCCCCTACTTGCGAAAGGTGTGGGCTACCAACACAGAAGCAGAACGCTTGCTCGGTGTGTCACTCACAGGGATAATGGATAACAAATTAATGACTACGGCTAATGATGGCCTAGCTGATACATTGGAGCATCTTAAAAATGTGGCTGTTTCTACTAACGCTGAGTGGGCTGACCGTCTTGGTATCCCTCATAGCACTGCTATTACTTGTGTCAAGCCCAGTGGAACAGTTTCCCAATTGGTTGACTCATCTTCTGGCATTCATGCTCGTCACTCTCCCTATTATATCCGTACTGTGCGTGGAGATAATAAAGACCCACTAACGGCATTTATGCGTGACCAAGGTATACCTAGTGAGCCTGACGTTATGAAACCTGACGCTACAACAGTATTTAGCTTTCCTATGCAGTCACCCATTGGTGCAGTGTGTACGGCTGACATGACAGCACTAGAGCAACTAGAAATGTGGTTGTTGTATCAACGTCATTGGTGTGAGCATAAGCCTAGCGTCACGATTAACGTTAAGGCAGATGAGTGGTTTGAGGTAGGAGCCTTTGTGTACAAACACTTTGATGAAATGTCAGGTGTGTCGTTCCTTCCGTTTAATGAGCATACTTATCAACAAGCACCCTATCAAGAGTGTACTAAAGAAGAGTACTATGAAATGTTAGATATGTCACCCCCTAAAGTAGATTGGAGTTTATTTGATAATTATGAAATAGAAGACAACACATCTGGTATGCAAACTATGGCTTGTACTGGTGATGTGTGTGAAATGGTAGATATAACCTAATGCAAATGGATTTGTTTAAAAGTAAAAAGCAGATAACAAAAGAAGAAGGTAAGGTGTGCAAAAAGTGTAACGTGTACCTTCCTTTAACTGCCTATGCTTGGAGGGGCAATGAAGGTTTTCAAAGAACTGAGTGTAAAGATTGTTTAAGAAAAATAAAAGATGTTCTTAACGGGTTACACAAAATCACACCTAAAGCTTCTACAGATCATGTTTGTCCTATTTGCAAAAAAAACTCAGAGGCTGTAAAACTAAATAGACAATCCGCAAAAGGAAGAAAAAAAGTAGTGTGGGTCTTAGATCACGATCATATAAAACAAGAGTTTAGGGGGTGGCTTTGTGACAGATGCAATAGAGGGCTAGGAGCTTTTGATGATAACCTTGAACACTTAGAAAATGCAATCAAATACTTAAAGGAGTAATAAAATGGTATGGGTTTACACAGTAGTAATGATGATGCTAGAACCAACAACAAGTGAGAAAACTTTCATAGTGTTTTCACCAAACATGGCCTTTACAACCGAAGAGTCTTGTCAACA